TAGCCATCGAAATCAGCTGGACGTTGTTGCCGAAGCCAGTCTCCTCCAATGCCTGCCGGAACGGATGCGCCTCCGTGAATCCAACAGCATCGAGTCCTTTTGCGGCTACGTGGAGAGTTTCTTCCCACTTCGCGCCGCCGATTGTTTCATCCGCCTTGGCTTCATCCAGCCATGACTTGCGCTGCGCACTGGCAGTCGCCATCAGTTCACCAATCACGTTATCGCTAACCTTTTGCGCAAACTTGGCAGCAACAGGGAGCAGCTTGCCCGCGTCTTCATTGGACAAGTCCAGTTCACGGAAGATAGGTTCAGCCTCAGCCAGCGTATCCGCGTCAAGGTCCATGCCCTCAAGAGCAAGTTCGTATTTTTCAGGAGCCTTTATAACCGGCGCATCATCTCCCGCGCCACCAGCAGGTTCGACTTCAGATGCATCCGGCAATGGTGAGCCAAGAGCGGTTGTTTCAGCAACCTCATTCGCAGCGTCAATGTTAGCGAGAGGTGCTTCAGTTGTTTCAGTCGTTGAGTTCGTTGTATCGTCCGCCACTGGACTTCTCCTTTTTGGGTGAGTTCATGTTTTCGAGGATGACTGCGTTTAAGGTCGCAAGCGCATTAGGTGTGCGCAGTTGCTCAGGCTGGCCTTCATCGGCCAAACGCAGCAGTTCAAACCCCAGACTACGACGCCCCTCAATCCAGTTGAGGTCGCGCCCTTCATGTCCATTGGCAGCGTCAAATATCCCTGCGGTTTGAATCGCTGTAAAGAGCCATCTGCGAAATTCCGCACGGCTCAGAAGGAAGGTTGCATCATGCGCCAAGGAGCGTATCAATCAAAGGTTCGCCGCCCACATCAGTCTCTGAGAGCAAGCGGGCGGCATCAGCGCCTTGTTTCATGGCTGGCATGTTGGCCATCGTCTGTTGTTGCGCTTGCTGTTCAGCGCGGGCAGAGCGTATCTTGGCAACTTCATCAGCGCCGCGAATAATCTTGGCAGGCGCACCAGCACGATACGCATACTCGTCAATCATCTCGTCGCTGTTTAGCTTATCCAGCACTTCAGGGATTGCGCCAGCAAGGTTGCCGATGAATGATGTCGTGCGCTCAATCTGGCCAATGCCGACCATGCGCTGCATCTGCGTGAGGATGGATACAAACTCGACTTTCAGCGCAACGCCGGATAGCTCCTCAGGCGCAGGCGGCAGCATTTGACCGCGAAGCATGATGCCAAACGTCCGATCAATCGCAACTTCCAGTTTTTCGTTTGATACGCGTTCGATGACCGGACCTAGCTGAGTAAGCTTTTCCTCATTGCGTGAGGCTATTTCTTCGATGTTGCGTGGCTGTATGCCCTGCATATTGGTGATAGCGTTGAACAGGTCAGCATAGGACAGCGAGTTAATCTGTTCCTTGCATTTAGCCGCTTCATCGCTCAGGGCCGCAACTGCCTGATATGGCATCTGATAGGGTATCACGACACTGTCTTTGTCCACATTGGACGCGGTGACGACGCTACGGGGCTGTCCGGTCAATCGGATACCGGCAGGCACAATCTTTTCAGGGTGCACCATAAGGTCTATCGCTTCATTCCGGCGCTTAACCTGCAACTGCAATTCACGCAGCGCAGGTAGGGCTTCCATGCCCGGTGAATATCCATAGACGTCACCACCAGCGACGTCCCAACGCGGTGCCCAAAACGGCTGTTCATCAAAACCGCTTTCACGTAAAAGGCTTCCAGCTTTGTCCGCGCTATCCCAATATATCGATAGCCAAGGCTTTGAGCCTAGCTTGCCGGGGATATGTTCATCATTGGCTTCTATCGCCTGATAGACTTCCACCATTTCGTCGTAGTTCGACTTGTCATAAGCCTGCTTGACATGTTGGCTGGCCTTGTCGCCAAATGATTGAATGACTTGGCGCACAGACATGGCGCACATGCGATAGAGGCTATCAGGCACCAAACCGTCAGATAGGCCAATCCAATACTCGCCGGCTGTCAGCGGATGACAGACAGCGCCATGTTCGCGGTGTTCCATCATTACGGTTGCTTCAGTGCCGAACAATCCCATTTCGGCATAGCCAGTCTTCACTGCGCCGTAGAAATTTGTTTTTGCAAGGAATGAATACATGCGGCGTTCGACTTCGGAGAGCCACATCTTGACCGTAGCGCTCTCAGCCATTTCCTCATCCTCGACTGTCAGCGAGAACCAAGGCCGCGATGCAGAAGATAGGCCGCTGGTCATGCCATTTGTGAGAGTTCGGAAAGCCTCAATGCCATGGCTATCCATAAGCTTGCGGTTGGCTTGACGGCGCTGTGCGCCGCGATTGCTTGCGGAGCGGTTGGTTTCACCTACCAGAAAACGCGAACGCGCCGGTTGAGCAAAGCGGGCAATGTCGCGCCACTCTGTTTCATAGTCCATGCGGATGCTTTTCATCCCCGTAAGACGCAGTTCACATTTGCGGCGGCGAGAATCCATTAGCCGAGCGTTGGCTTAGTAACCGATGGATTACCCAAAACACCCTGAGGGCTGGTCATTATACCAGCCATAATCGCGCGACGGCGGAAAGACGCATCCTTTGAGATAGGAGCGCCTTGGTCAGGCAGCTTCACCGCTTGCCGCTCAGGGACGCTTGGAACGTCCGGTGTCTTTGGAGTGCACATGGCCTGTGATTAAGCCAGCGCGCATTAGGGTTGAATCGCGTCTAGACTTCGCGGAGGCGGTTAAACTCTTGAGCCTGAGGTAATGGCGCATTGCGTAGCGGCTGGCCATCCTGCCATAGCTTTTCAAGCACCGGATAGTTGCGGCGGGCAAAGTCACGATCCACGCCGTTATTCTTGCACCATTCCTCAAACGTCATTGGTCTAGTTCCGCATATCGGTCAGAGGTCGTGTGGCGAACCATTGTATTGTATATTTCCTGCTTCAGCGTGGTCATGTTCGCTAAACAGCAAGCATCGCCATCATCGGGTGAACGGCCAAGCTTCTTCTTTTGCTCATCTTTTGGCCGAATGAAAATACCGGATGAACGCAACTCCCATGTGTAGCTTGCCAAATCAGTGCGCAATTTTGGGTCGGGCGGAATAGCAACAGGATGCGCGTTCTCAGGGTCTAGCGATTCCCTCATACGCCAGATGACTTCAGCGCGCTTGTTGAAAAACCCTAACTTGCCATCAGATGTGCGTTCAGTTGAGGCATTGGCAAAGTTCACTGCCACTGTCTGCACTTCATTTTCAGTTAGGAAGTTCACTGCCGACAGGCCCCATCCAACAACGTCAGCGTGTATAACAGCCCTGTCCTTGCGCGCCATGATGATTTTGCCAGCAGCGATAGGACCAGCGCGCTCTTGCGGTATTTCATGCCCCGGTGTCTTTAGCGGCTCATCCCACCATGTCCCATGTCTGCGATACAGAACCATTTCATCCTGCCCACCAGCGGCAATGTCAGCGCCGATGCTGTCCATTATGCCCTTGTCATCGCGTGGCTTCCAGCGCGCCATTGCAGCATCAATCCATGCAGTAGGGATAACCTGCCACGGATCATCCTCAACACCCGCGTTAAAGTCGCCTTCAAGCATTTGTGAGCGTAGCGGCTCAGGTAGCGATTGCAGAGTTTCGATATAACCAGAGCGCACATAGAAATAGTTATCGGTCACGCGGCTTGGAATGAACGTGCGAGAGCGTGGCGTGATTATCTTTTCAGCCGAAAACTCGGAAGGGTCGAAGTCATATACAGGCTCACCCTTGAACAGCACAAACTTGCGGTCATCAATCGTTTCAAAGTCAGCGCCCTTCAGCGTTGTGAACCAGCGCAGTTCACCGGGCTTGGCAGGATTAGGATGCTTGTCATCCAGCCACGGCGCGAAGTATTGGAGCACCCACCGCCCCTCAGCAGTTGTAGGCGGGTTGAAAGTCATCAATACCCGCGCGCGCTGCACATGGTCATTCGTTCGCGTCCAGCCCATTGTGAAGCGCACCTGATACTCACGCATTTCGGTGACTTCATCATAAGCCTTCAGGTCGTGCGCGCGTCCCTGCCACTTTTGATGGTCATTCGGATTGTCCAAGCCACCAAACTCAATCATGCGGCCATCTGTTTTCCAGATGGACTTTTGGCTGTTATAGCCGTCCGTTGAGCCAAGTATCTCGCCTAACCGCTGGATAATGCCTTCAGTCTGTGTTTTCTCACGCCGGAACACCACGGAGCGCTTATGTTCGGTCAGGGCAAGTCCAGCTACTAGGTCAGACTTGCCGCCACCAGCAGAACCTCCATAGCCGGTGACGAATGCGCCGCTATCACATGCTTGGGATTGCCTGCCTACTTGTGGACGCCAGATGACATGCTGTAGATCAGCTTCCAATATCGCCATGACTTCTGCCCTGTCCGCATCGGACATGACTGCAAGTAGGCTTTCCCATTCACTCGGAGTTGTTGGTAGCATCGACATATTTTGAACAAATGGCAGCTAATCGCGTGATACTCTCGACTTCACCAAGGGGTATCTTTTCGCCATCAGCATCAGCGTGTTTATGCAGCATGGCATCGCCGTAATACTTTGCAGCGCGCTTACCAGCCTCCCATTTCATTAGGTCAGCAGCGACGCGCGCAACATCAGGAGGAACCTCGCCAGATAAAACCTTTTTGCGCAAATCACCCATTTTATCCGCTACCGTGTGGCCTTGGTTCTCACGCGCGCGCACGTAATCCTCACGAAACTCATCATCAGTCTGCAACCACCGATAAACTGTTGTCTCAGTAGGCATACCCTCAGAGCGGCATATTTCAGCCAATCCTTCGTCCAGAGATATGCGGTCAATAATAGCTTTTGTGACCTCTTCTGTCTTCATGCTTGGTCTAGCCATGACACATCCTTAAAATCAGCCCATCGCGCATATGCAATCGGGTTTTCATTGTACTGCTCACTCATTTTTCTAGCTATCATATGCGCAGACTTAACAGCCTTGCGTTTAAGCGACATTTTCAGAACAGACTCATACGCATAGATCACAACTTCCTCATGCGTGTATTGAGAACCATCCCCTTTTAGCCCTTGGCGCAATCGACCGAAAGTCTTCTTGCCATTAATCCTACGCTGCTTTTGCGTATTTGGATGTGCAGCCATTTTTTTAGCATTAGAGACGCGCACTTCGGGCGAGCAAAATGGTTCGTCACCACCGTCAGCCACGTTCAGTAATTTCTCACCGCGCGCTCTGGCCTCTGCAATTAACCTCCGCTCTTCTATGCGCCAATCAGCACAGTTCTCAGACAATATGCGTAATTCAGGACGTCCATGCTTGTTAATCCAGCGATACACAGGATAGTCACGGCGCTTTGCTTCCCTCATATGCCCATCAAGGCGCTTCACCGGATTGTTGGCCTTGCCAATGTAGCGCAGGTTGCCTTCGGTATCATAAAGACCGTAGATACTACCCACGCTCTTTCTCCACTTCCCATCCTACAAATACCAGGTCAGCCAGAGCATCGCTTAGGGATACTCCCCTTTGGTTTGCCCATGACATAATTTCAGCGGCCATGTTTGGTTTCCTTAGCGCTATCGTGTGAGGTGCTGGCCTCAGTGTTTCGGGCGGGCGGTTGCGCCAGTGCGGAGCAGTATTGAGCGGGCGTGATGTGCATTTTCCTGTTGCAACGATACACACTTGGCGAGTGCGTTGGAATCGCTGCGCCTCAATCAAGCCCTTTTTTTCTAAACGTCCAATTAGATCGGCCATTCCTCCGAGTGAATTGAAGCCAGCCATTTCAGCAAGGTCTTCATTTTTCGGACATGGCTCCATGTTATCCGCAGCACGGACAAGGGCTTCATAAACAATTCGCTCACTCTGACTGAGTTCGTTCATCCCATTAACCCCTGTTGAAGTCGGTTGTAGTCGTGCGCCGCCTGCAATGTGCGGGTCCATGTTTGTCCTATGCCGTTGTCAATCATGGGCGCGCCCCATCATAGCCGGGCGCGCGCGACTTCATCGCTGACAGGCTCAACCCTTTCTTGGTATCTCTCAACAGCATGTCGGGTGATTGTTAGCATGACGCCTCAATCGTATTTGTCCGATGATCGAAGAAAACATCGACGCGCTCACATTTGCCGGGATAGCCCATCCGGACCTTTGCGACGATAAGCTCACCCTCGTTCTTAGCCTTGTCGCGGCGATGATAGACTAAACCATAATCTGGCTTGTTTGCCGATGACCCCTTATGGCTGCGTTGCGACAATCTGTCAACAACAAAATGCACTCCCCGCAAATTATTTCACCGCCATTTTCACGCACCATTCGCACCAGTCCCTAAGCGTATCGGTCGGGTAGTGCCCCTCTTTCCATCGCCGTCTTATGTCATCCAGTGTTAGCTGTCCGGTGTTTAGCTTTGATAGGTCTATTAGGAGTTGGGTTGCGCTAGTCGTCATAGCCCTCGATTTTTACAAACTCACTCGTTCTGAAATCATAGGTTACAGTCGCTGTTCCTTTTCGCCCCGGCAATCCCATGCGAACCTTTGATACTAAAAACACCGCCCTGTTTTCTTTCGCATCGGCGCGATGGTATGTCAGCCCGTAATCCGCCTTCTTGTGGCTTTGTCGGGTGTGCCACTAGCCAGAACGCCACGTCATATTGCTTGGCAAATCGCTTTATTGCCCGAAGGGCGCGGCTGATATATTCGGTTTCATTCTCATCCCTTTGCCGCTTATGCTCAATCTCGTTCCACGGGTCCACCACTATCATTTTGCAGCCGTCTCGCACAACCGAAATCCGGCAATACTCCAGCAAATTTTCCAACGTCATTTCATCATCAGCATCGACCGCTTGGCTGATAATCCGCAACCGGCTTTGCAACATATCATCAACGTCACTGGTGTCTATGCGCCGCAATTCATTCTTGTCGCAATGCAGCATCGCCATACGCAAACCATCCTGCAATATCGGCTTTACGTCCGTTTCAAAACTAGCAACGCAAACGGGGAAATTGTGCATTATGCAGTTGGCGATGATGCTGTTCATGACGGTTGACTTACCC